AGGTGCAAACTTTAAACTAAAAATCAGAAAAGTTGATGGTTATTGGAATTATGATAAATCTGAATTTGAGCAACCAAGTAGAGTAAAACCTACTGATGAGGAGATTGACAAAATATGGAAATCTCAATATGCTCTAAAGCCCTTCATTGATCCAAGTAATTTTAAATCTTATGATGAACTCAAAGAGAAACTGAATAAGACACTTACTGGACAAAGAAGTACTGAGTCTGTAGAAGACATTGACCTCCCACCTGTCAGTAATGACGTACCAACGTCTTCTAACAATTCAGTAGAGGAAGTTGAATCGTCCAACGATAGCGATGACCTATCGTATTTTAGTAAACTTGCTGAGGACGATTCATAATCTATCTCTCTCACTTTCTCAATTGGGTAGCCTTCGGGCTACCCACAAAAATAAATTATGACAACAAGACTATTACAGAAACTTAAAGAACTGACGAGTGATATAAATGGACACACTATCAATGAAGATATTGCCGTCAATTTAGAAATACACAAATCATTTAAACCATTTCTCAAAAAATCACTAGAGTTATGTCCTATTGAAAAAGGACCATATGCTCACATTTATAAAGAAAGAGAAAAATTAGGTAAATTTGAAGGTAGAAAAGTTTTAAAATTAAATGGTAACGGTGATGATATTGTAACTGAAGATGGAGAAGGATATATAACTCAAAAACATAGAATAGTGGGTGACAATCCAGAAGCAGATAAATTAAAAGAAACAATATCAATACAAGGTTTTAAACTAACACTTTTACCTCCAGTTTTTGCTATAATGCCTGACGGAAATTGCCATATAGGGACAGGCAATGGACGAATATATGCGGTTTCTGAAAATGATGTAAAAGATATAATATGTGATGTGTACGATTTTTCAGAAATGAAAGAAGTAGATGCTCAAGAAAGTTTTTTATTACTTGGTCAAATAACAAATAGAAGTGTAGATGTAAATTCTCCATTTACAGCTGAAGATTTAGCAAATACATTATACAATCTTTATCAATTAGGTAAAATTGATGGTGACTTAAATAAAAGTTATGATACTTTACAAGAAAATATAAAGAAAAGATTAGATTTTATCATTGGTGACTCTTACTTTAAACCATCAGAATATCAAAAATCGACTAATATTTTTTTAGATAGGTTAAATTCTAAAAACGGTTCTAATAAAACTATTATTCCTAGAAACTGGTCAAAAGAAGGAAATAGAGAACGTTGGTTAAAGGCACAAGGTTATAAAAATACAAAATTTGTAAAATATGTAACAGTCTCAGCTTCAATTGTAACAAAGGCTCAATCTGATATCGGTGAAAAATATAAAAACTATGCTAAGAAGTTAACTAAAAAAGATAGACATAAATTACAATTACGAGTTATAATAAATTGTGGTCTTTTAGAAAATGATACCATAGAAAAGCAAGTTTTAAAAAGAAATCAGGACTATTATAAATTTTATAAAAAATGGTATGAATCAATTGAAAACAATTTATATTATTATAAATCAATGAATAATAATTCAGGTATAGAAACAACTGAAGAAAAAATAAAATTTATAGGTGGTATGCCATACTTTAGACATAATAATGAAGGTAATAAATTGATTACAGTTGAGCAAATAAAAAAACTTAACAGAAAAAATGTTAAAAAAAAGAAAAACATTTAAAAGATTTCCAAAAATAGAACCAAGAAGACAATCTTATAAAGGTCGTTTTAGACCTTTGAATAGGCAAAAATATATTGGTGATGTAAACAATGTGTTTTTTAGATCAAGCTGGGAATTAGCCTTTATGAAATATTGTGATAAAGAAAAAACAATAGTAAAATGGGGTAGTGAAGAAGTAAGAATACCTTATATGGTTTTTGACAAAAGAAAAACATATTATCCAGATTTTATAATAGTAAAACAATTGCCAAATAAGAGTTTTGAAAAATATCTAATAGAAATAAAACCACACACACAAACTAGAAAACCTGTATTAAAAGAAGGCTCTAGAGCAACAAGTACATATAAAAAAGCACTTTACACGTATGAAGTAAATAAATGTAAATGGAATGCTGCATTTGCTTGGTGCAAAAAACGAAATATTATATTTAAGATTATAACTGAAAAGCACGTAAAATTCTTCTAAAATTGTCATAAATAGTAGTATGGCAAGCGTATTTGATACAATCAAACAAAGAGCAGGCGATAGTGATAGATCGGCTACATGGTATAGAACACAAGTAAATAAGATTGCGAGTGGTACTACTGCTAGACAACTGTTTAGACAAGGCAAACTTAACGGTAGACCTAGTGTGGGTAGATTGAATTTATTTGGGTACAATCCTAAATTTAGAAAGACTTTACCGTACTACGATATATTTCCTCTAGTGTTGCCATTAGAACCAATATCAGGTGGGTTTATGGGTATGAACTTTCACTATCTACCACCGTTGTTGAGATTTAGACTATTAGAGCGTATGCAGGCAACTGCTACAGATCAACGATTTGATAGTAAAACAAAATTTGATGTAACTTATGATGATGTAAAAAGAATTAAAATTGTAAAACCAACAATTAAAAAGTATTTGTATTCATATGTACAAACAGGATTTTTAAGAATAAATGCAGATGAAGCTGCAACAGCGATATACTTGCCAGTACAAAGATTTAAAAAGGCAAGTGAAGCACAAGTTTATTCAGACAGTAGGAGATTTATTTAATGTCATTAATTAGTGTCGGTAAAAAGATAGGTGATTTAGATATACGTTTAGGTATACCACCATCAAAATCACAGTTTAGTGTTAATGATACAAACAAACGTTTTGATTATAATAACAAAACAACAAATAGAGATTCTATATTTAACAGATTTAGATCAGGTATTACACAATCTGGTGGATTTGCTAGACCAACACAGTTTCTAGTTACAGTAGATGGCCCTAAAGGCAGTGCATTAGGAAATGTTGGCATTTATAATGACACTCAATCATTAGATCAAGTTGCTCGATTACATAAAAGTGCTAAACTATCTGATGCCATTAAAACAAATTTACAATTAAGAATGGATTTATTTTGCTCAAATGTTAGTATACCTGATAAAACAATAACTGATGATGTCAATGAACAGTATTATGGACCTAAAAGAGCAATGGCAAAAAATGTACAATATGGTGATGTAACATTAGAATTTTATACTAGTGTTAATTATGAAGAAAGATTATTCTTTGAAGCATGGCAAAACTCTATAATTGATCCTATCAGTCACAACGTAGGATATTATGATGACTATGCCACACCATGTATGATTACAATTACACCATTAACAAAAACATTTACAGCTGCATTGGCAAACTTTGAACCATCAGGTGATCCAGGCAGAGATAGACAAGAGTTAAGAAAAAGTTTAGGTGATCAATCAGGTTTTTCATCATATCAAGTACAAATGTATGAAGTGTGGCCTAAAACAATTGCTGCTACACCATTAAGTTATGATGCTACAAATCAATTTGTAAAAACAAGTGTCACGTTTACATATAGAAATTATGCTACAACAGCATGGAACTTTCTAGCAAAAAATAATACTGAAGAATTTAAAACACTTGACAGAATGGAATATAGAACAAATACTACAAATATACAAGGTAGTTTTTTAGATAATTTACAATTTGGTATTGGTAACGAAATAGGTAGAGCTGGTCGTCAAGTTTATGAAACAATTAAAAAGAATATACCGATAGGTAGAGTAACGGGTGGTAGTGTATTCCCGAAAGGTCTTCCAGACCCTAAAATTATACGAAACATATTTTATTAATAATATAAGGAGTGAAAATGAGTATACCATTAATGAAAGTGCCTGAATACGATTTAACATTATCAAATAATGTAAAAATAAAATACAGGCCGTTCTTAGTAAAAGAACAAAAACTATTGTTACTTTCAAATGAAAATCAAAATGAAAGTGAAATGGTTAATATCTTAATTGATATTGTACAAGCGTGTGTAAAAGGTGATATTGATGTTAAGAAACTGCCTGTATATGATTTTGAATGGCTGTGGTTAAATATAAGATCAAAATCTATTGGTGAGGTTGTGAATTTGAAATTAAAATGT